GTTAAAACCTTACCATCAAATGTAACCCAGGGTATATCAACAGTATTAGCAACAGGAACATATGTTCTTGCGGCATCTTTCCAAAAGTTAATAAACTCTTCTGTAACAGGAGCTAAATCAGCCAAATACTCAGACATAATCGAAGATATTTGTTCAAATTCTTTTGGACCTACAAGGCCAGCTCTGTTATTTGTCAACTTTTCAATAAAATCTTCAGCATCAGTGTGAACATCACGAGCTTGATGCAATAATTTAGAACTTACTGGAGCATCATTAAACAGTATATCGTTAACTTCGCTTTTAATATATTTTAGCTGATTTGATACGTTAGTTAAACCTGCAATTTCAGCATCAGAAATTTCTTTATCAAGAGTATCTCTTATTTCACGCCAAGACCAAACTCTGTCATTATCTGATAAGTTACCAGGAACTTTGTCTTTATAAATAATTAGCTGATCTGTTTTCTTAAGAATACGCTCAGCTAGCTTTTTCTCAATATTAGAAATTTGAGTTGCTTCTCCTGCACCATAAAACGTAACCATGTTTTGTGCTTTAGCGGCTTTAGCTAAATCTTCCCAACCAATATCATCACCAAGTCGTTTAATTTTCTTATATCTAGAATCGTCAAAAGTTCTTCGAGCAATAATATCATATAAACGTTGCTTTTCAGTTGTGGGAACAACATTAGAAATAGCCGCAATTTGTCTATCTCTAGTAGTTAATCCAATAATCTGCGCTCCAGAAGAAGAAGCATCGTTTTCTACCATTAAAGATGATTTATATTTAGAAAGCGCTTTTAAGCCTTTTTCGCTATTAGTAATATTTTTAATCGTGAAACCATATTTTCTAGCATGATCATCAATGCGTTTTGCTTCTAGTGCGTAGCGAGCTACTTTAGGTATTTCTTCTGCATCATGAGATGCAATTAAGGCGTTATTTAAAAAGTCTTCAATATTACGATTTTGTTGGCTATATCTTTTTTGTAAAATACTACCTAGCTCTAAAATATCATCTGATGCTCGATCAAATGTTTCTATTCGACCTTGTTGAGATAATATTTCTACACCTTCGCCTAATGTTGCGCCAAGCTGTATTTTAAGCTCTTGTAAACCGCTAGCAGACATTGCTTTTTCTACAGGACTTGATAAAAATGGTCTAATCGTTTCACCTCTTGTAGCCGCAAGATAACCTTGCTCGTAAAAACGTGTACGACCATCCCACTGGTGAACGTTACTCCATAAAGTTTTATTTTGCCTATGCCATTTTAGCGCTTGAATAAGTCCATAACCTTGCTCACCTCTTTTATGTATAAGGTCTTTAAATGCGTTAGCTGTACGTGGACCTTTACGATCAGAGCGAGGTACATAGTACACAACGTCTTCCATAAATTCCGTAAATTCGTAATCAAGCTTCCATTTTTGTTTATTAGCAAAGTTTGCTTGTTGTACAAGTTCGCGATCAATGTGTCTACTAAGAAGCTCTTCATCTTCTGAAAAACGGCTGGAAGCCGATTTAGTAATTGCTTTTTCATTAGTTTTTCGTCCTAGGGAATCTTCATAATTTAAGGTTTTCTCTTTAATATAGAGACGATGTTTCTTATCAACAATACCTATTCTACGTCCAACATAAAGCTCTCGATAAGCTTTTTGTAGCTTTAGTAAATTTTTATCTTTTACTTCAATTTCTCTAGTTAAAACTTCTTTCCAACCGCCAGCATCTGGCTTGCTTGTATCAAGATCAGTAGCGCTACGTCTACTTTTCATTGCAAAGTTAACTTTAATTAATCCTTCGTCTTCTAAATGTTTAAGCAATCTAGATCCGTCTTTATGATAATCTTTTAATCCAGGTTTCCACCATGGAAAATCTTGTGCAAATTCTTTGCGTATGCGTTTACCAACAGCGATAGCGACAGCATCATAATCAGTAGATCTACCTTTAGCAATTTCTTCCATTGCAGCAGATAACGTTTTAATAGCTTTATTTTGCGTTGAAGGTAATTTATCAACTAAGCCTTTTCTTAAATTTATATTTAAATTGCGATATAAAAATTCTAAAGTAACTTTATCACGCCAAGTAACCGCTATTTCACGCGCAAAGGCTTCAATAGCATCTTCTGCAACATCTAAAGGATTTTTTAACCAAGTATCTACTAATTCTTTATAAGCTTTTTTAACCCTAGCAGGAACATTAAGCTTATCAACAGCATTATCAATAGCTTTAATTAAGTTCTTTTTAAAGTCTAATGGATTTGTTTGTGAAGGAGGTAAAAAGTAGGCACGTAATGGTGCTCTTCCCTTTAAGTATGCATTAGCTGCAAGCTTTAAACCTTGAGTATCTTTCCAGTTATCAACAAAACGTTGATTACTTAAAATATTTTTAGAAATATCATCAAAAGTTATTTCTTCACCAAGAATATTTACGCCAGCGGCTTTATTTTTAGAAGCAAATTGAGAATACAAATTAGACCTACGCCTAACACTTGTTTCAAGTAGCTTAGAAACGTTTTGTACTGCGTTTACATTTTCAGCTCGAACTACTGCAGTTAAATTTTCCCATGGTACAGAAAAAGCAGTAGATTGAGGATTTAACTGTCTTTCAAAAATAATACGCAAGTTATCAACTACCGCAGAACGCTGATTAGTACTTAATTTATCAGATAATGAATCTTGAAACTCATCAATAAAACGTTTTTGATTATTATTTAATATTTTAGAAAGTTTAACTTTTTGCAAGCGTGAATCTAATATTTCAGAACTTGGTCTATAGATTAACGGATTAAATGACTCACCTGTTGTTGGATCAAACCAAAAATTTTCTTCATCAAAGGTATTCGCTTTAAACCTATTGTTTCTTTTAGTTTTAGCTAAAATACCTCTAAAATCAGTAGTTGACAAAGGCGATATAGAATTTTGTGCATCGATAATGAATAAGTCTTGTAGCTGCTTTTTAGCTGTAGGATCTTTTATAAGATCATCAACTCGATAAGCTTCTACTTTAAAATTTTCATTACCTGCTGACCTAAAAGCTTTTTGTCTTACAGGAGAGCTTATATTTGCTCGATTATCCAGCTTACGTAATGTTTCAATACTCATGGCTTTACCACGAGCATTGGTAAACGAGTCTAGCTTCAGATTACCTTGCTGAAATAAAACTAGTTTATCTTCATCGTAAGAAAGATGACGCAATATTACGCTTTCAGGTTGTCTGCGCAGCCATTCACTGTAAGTTTCAACTGCGGGTATAATGCCATCAAAGTATCCAATTTCTTTATCAGTAAGTTTGCTTAAAAATTTTTTATTAAATTTAGAACTTTTAGAATCAACCATTTCGCTATATGGAACAATTACTGGGACCATGACTGATCGACAATTCCAGTGTAAAGGTGGCCTGTATCTTGTATCATCTAATGCGTAAACTTTACCATCGTGATGTGCACAAATTTCAGAAGTTTTACTATCGAGTACCGCTGTAAACCTAAAGCCTTGAACCAACTCTTCGTTTTCATTTAAAATTTTATTAAAAGCTTCTGCTTGCGTTTGTGTCATTGATGTGGTTAACAAAGCATCAAGCTGTGATCGAGTCATTTTAGTTTGCTGAACCACGCCTTTTAAAAGATCACTTTTACTAACGTCTCTGTTGCGCTTTAAAAATAAGTCAATACGGTTAGCTTGTGCTTCAACAACAGCGTTTACTTGCTGTTCTAAATTACGATTTCCTTTTATGCCAGCACCTGTTATTTTATCTAGCAAAGGAATTGAAGTAGGCTTTTTAACTTTGTAAACATTTCCTACTGCATTTTGTAATGAGTTAGAGTGGAAATCTAATTCTGCTAAGCCTATTTCTGAAAGCGAATTTTTCTTAAAAGTAATTAACTCTTTATTTAATCTTTTTAATTCTGGCATAAAGTTTGTTGAGCGACCACTTTTAGCAAATTCTTTAAATAGTCTTTCTTCATGCCGTCTTAATTTTCTTGCTAACTGAGTTTGCAATTCTTCTTCATGAATTCTTAAATCAGCAGCATGCGTAATATTAGCGTCATACAAATCATTATTTGCGCTCGCCATATAGTTCCTCCTAACGAATAGCTATTGCTATTTATTGTTTGGTAAAAAAAAGGTGAATACTTAAGTATCCACCTATTTTATTTAACGTTCTGGTGAACCAGAGCCATCATCGTAAACTTTATTTCGTTCTCTGAATTCTGGTAAATCACCTGAAGCCATTTCTTTGCTTTCTTTTAATGCGTTTGATACATCAAATTGTTCACGAACAGGAACAATAAGATCATCTTCCATAATTTCTTGCATACCTTCTTTATCATCGTAATTGCTAGGTATAATATCATTTTGTTTAGCAATTTCAAGGAATACAGAGCGGCTAATAAGTCCTGCTTGATACCATTCAGAAACAAGACGCAAGTAGCCTTCACCAAGAGGTGCTGGATTAAAGTCGCCTGATAAGCTAAAATCAATATCAGCTGAGCTATAATTTGTGCCGTAGCGCCAATTCATCATAAATGCAATAACTTTTTGCATCATTGCTGATACCTGCGCATTAAGATTAGCTAGCTGGCCTGTTTGGGCTGAATTTCTAATTTCTAAAGAAATACCAGATGTACCTGAATTACCTTCTGGATTTAAAAGCCTAATACCCATGCGAGCCATTTCTTCAATTGTTGATTTAATAGCTGTTTCCATATCGGATAATGCTTGAGTTGGAGTTTCTAAAGCAGTAATCTTTTCTTCATGCCTAACACGAAGCCAAGAACCTAAGCCAGTATTAACTAGATCTTCAAACTCTTCATCAGACATATCAGAAGCTACAACAGGTGTATAAGTAGCAGCACCATAAAGTAAATGGTTTCTACGAGAAATTTTGTTATATAATCCTATTTCACGATCAATTAAAGGTTGAAGCGTTGGTTCATCTGCTTCAATACGACCATTAAATGGAAAAGCAGGAATCATTGTCATTCTTTCACCGTTCAAGAAAACATTTTCATTTGTAGAAATAAGTTTCCATTTGGTTTCTGAACCTTTACGTGATCCACCACCGGTAACATCATAAAATTGTTGCAATTCACCGTTAATAATCGGTACATCACCGTCTGGTGTTTCATACTCATATTTGCGAACGCGCAGATAGCCTTGATTAATATCATAAACTGTTACTGTGTCAATATACTTTGGATGAAACTCATTATCTTCAAATTTTTCAGTATAGCTACGAGTAATTAAACTTGTTAATACAGAAGATCCGGTAATAGGATCTGTACCAGCGCGCCAGTTAATAATAGATTCTGCTTTTAATAAAACAGGATAAGGTTTAACACTCTTTTGTTCTTCTACAGTAAGTTCTCTATTAATAACGGGATAATCAATCAAAATCCATGCTCTTGAAGTTTGAACTTCTTCCCATAAAGCATCATTTAAAAATGAATGTAGGCTGCGATTATCTGCGGTAAAATTGTGTATGATCCATTCTTTAGAGCCCTCAGGCGCATCTTCAGGAAGTTGTAGTGATACGCCTTTACGTAGCATACCACCAACTAAAGCTCTTGCGTATTGTGAGGTTAAGCCAGGAAGCTCTGCTTCTGCTCGATAAAAATCGTATTGTCTTTGAGACATATTAGCAGAAAACGGTAAAAGTAAGTTATTAAAATTAATTGTGTCAACATAATAATCGTACTGTTTAGCAAATCGTTGACCTTGAATAACAGCTCGAGAGCGTTCCCATAGAGGACGAAGAGAGCTATACCGATCGCTAGGATCACCAACGCTTCGTTGCGATGATGAAGCAAAGTATAAGCCTTCGCTATTAGTTCCTCTTAGTGTCATTTGTTATCTCCTTAAATAAGCACGTCTGAATTGCGTATTGATCGTTTGCTGCCTGATCCAACAGGGAACAAATATTCGCAAGCATAACGAACACCGTCAGAATGGTGCTCGTCGCCCAATGATTTATCAATAGACGCGTTATCTGAGGTGCTATCTACCCACATCGTGCGTTCGATAGATGAAATTGTGTTTTTACATTCAGGTCTAAAATACATATTAATTTGACCTGCAGCATTTTTAAGCATTGTATTCACTGCTTGAACTGAATCTGCAATAGGCGGAGCTTTTCTTCTTGCTCTTGTTCTTATGCCTTGATCTTCTAATATTCTAAAATCAGTTTGACCAATAGCAGCAGAAGTTTTACGAGCTCTGCCTGATGGATCTGGATATGCGTATATAGTATGACCACGATACTCATCTCTTAGCCTACTTGCTAAAGTAGCTGTATCAGGTAAACCTTTGTAATCTTTAATAAAATGCATTTGGCCGCCTCTAACTGCAAATGCGGAAGCGGCCATTACGCTTACGTTAAAGTCAATAGCAACGTGAACATCTTCACCGTCATAAAAGCCTGGTATATCTGTTGTGATATGTTCTTTTCGATTAAAATTATAGAATACTGTATTTCCAGAGTCTTCAAATGAAGCCTCATATTCTCGTGCAAATTTTAAAGGATCAATTGTGTATTTTACCTTTTCAATTTCGTCTGTTGACAAATGAGGTGCTGACTCGTAAGTATAATGGTAAGATTTCCATTGCTCATCAACATCTTGAAAGTTATACATATCGTAAAGATAATTATAGCCTTTAGGCGTAGAAATAATAAGTGCCCTTCCAGGACTTGGTGCACCAATTGCTTTAGCTTGATCTTCAGACCAACGTGTTGTAATACAAGGGCGAATAATTGAGTTCCATGATTCCTCTAATCCTGGTCTATGTTCCCAAGAGCTAACCTCATCGCATACAACAAAGTATTGGCCGGTACCACGCATCCGTTCTGTCGATTCATAAGACCATAAACGAAGCTCAACATTATTAGGCAACCAAAACTTTCCTGCATAAGAAGAGTGTTTATCTGCGTACTTTTCTAAG